GGTACATGCTACCAGTTGCCTGATAGTAGAGGTGAAGAACTCTCTATGGTCTGAACCTGAGTGTCCTCTCAGGCGTTGTTAGATTAGCCAGCTACGACGGCTACTTCGCCGTGATGTGACTTCGAGACTGGCAGTGTAGCGTAGAGCTCCATAGCCTTATTCTCGATGTTGGCTGCTGCGTTAAGGTCTCTGTCATGTGTGTTGCCACAGAACGGACAGTCCCAGGTGCGCTCAGATAGTGAGAGCTTCCTCTCAAGCTGCTTACCTGTTAGTGAACAGATATGGCTGCTTGGGAAGAAGCGACTCATATAGATGAGGGTAGCATGTTGGGATTCCACCACCTTGTACTGTAACTTAGTGAAGAACGAAGACCAGGCTGCGTCTTGTATAGCTTTACTGAGCTTGCGGTTACGTATCATGTTGGCGACAGCGAGGGCTTCTACACCGATTACGTGGCTATTGTTAACCAGTGTACGAGTTGCCTTGTGTTGCCAGTCATGACGGGCGTTGGTGACCTTTTGGTGTAGCTTGGCTACTTTGATGCGTGCTTTAGTGCGGTTCTTGCTTCCTTTGGTTTTACGGGAGAGGGATTGTTGGTGACGCTTAAGGGATTTAAGGTGGTTTTGGAGCCACCGTGGATTCTCTAGTTTGTCACCTGTGGAGAGAGTTGCATAGGTTTTAAGGCCTAGGTCTATACCTACGTTGGTTTGACCAATGGTCTTTTGAGGTGTGTAATCACACATGAAGGAAACATAGTACTCATTACTTGCATTCTTAGTAATGGTAATGGAGTTAGGCTCATTTGGCAACTCTCTGCTCCAGATGACTTTGAGAGGAGTATCGAGCTTAGCAATAAAGAGCTCTTTACCCTTAAGGCGAAAACCAACACTAGTTAAACGAAAGCTTTGATAGTAAGAACGTTTCTTAAACTTAGGTCTGCCAACTCTGTTGTGGAGTTTATGGCCTCTGTAGAAGTTAGCATAAGCTCTACCAAGATTTATGGCGGTCTGTTGGAATGCCACATTAGAGTAGAGATTCATCCAAGGGTGAGTCTCTTTGAGTAGTGTTATTTTTTTACATAAACCATAACCTGAGGTATTTGGAAACTCTATTTCCTCACGTGGGTTTTGCCCCTTTTTTAACTTATAAATTTCATAAGCCTCGTTGCTCTCTTTTAAAAGTTGATTCCAGAGAAATCGGTTAGCACCGAAGACTTCGGTTAAAAACTGCTTTTGAGTGTCTGTTGGGTAGATGCGGTATTTGTAACCCTTAACGAAGGGCTTTTTAGGAGACTGTTCCATGATGTAACCCTTTCATTTAAGTTGTGTTAATCATAAACCCATTTAATTACAGTGACAATTAGAAATATATTGAATGGGTTTATGATTAACAGCGGTCTAAACTCCAAGGTTTACGTATATGCATTTTTAGTTAACGAAGGAGTTTTAAATGACGATACTTTATTCAGAGATGCGAGAAAAAATAAGAACAGGAGATTTAGTTGCTTGGGATAAACCAACAGACCCAGGACTAACTGGTTTATTCTTAAAACTATATCAAAAAATTACAAAGGCTAGGTACACTCATGTTGGGGTGGCTGTTGTTTTGGGTGAAAGAGTTATGATGGTAGAAGCAACACCACCTGAAGTTAGACTATACCCTCTATCTATGTCAAGTGATTTTTACTTAATAAAAACAGATATTAGTAGCGTTTCTAAGCACTTAGATATAGTTTTGTCAGAACTAGGTAAGCCATACAATCTATTAGATTTTTTTAAAAATGTAATAGGTTTCAGTGACAGTAATCGTGACTATTATTGTTCACAATTAGTTAGTAGGTACTATAATGAAATTGGCTATATCAATAATGATCTTGCTGGTTTAACACCAGATAGTATTGTTGAAGAAGTCATTAAGGCATCTAGTAGTGATCCTATTTATGTTAATGTTGACCGGGGGAATTTAAATGCCATTTAATGTACTTAAATAGTTTTAAAGACATAGGAGATTTCTCCTATGTCTTTATTTATATTTAGCTAAATTCTTAATAATTAGAGTTTCAAACTCTTCCTTAGAGAGTTCTTTTAATTGTTTATAGTTAAACTCTAGGTATCTGTACTTAAAATACTTAGCGTTGTATCGTACCGCATCATCACGATTCTTTTGTACTAATAAATCATCTTCACCATTTCTATGAAAATGTGGTATATATTCATAGTGTTGTTTACCGTGAAACTCTATCAACAAGTTGTGATCTGGTAAATAAAAGTCATAAAAAAGAATGTTATAAATTTCTGGTATACGATATTCTTGTATATGTCGTATGTTGTGTTTATCTAGTATAGCTTTGATAGCTAATTCACCTTTAGATGCATTACAGATTGGACAACCTTTACCACTATGATGGTTAGCTGGTGTTTGTTCAAACTCACCATGCATAGGGCAAACTATAACAACTTTAGTATGATTGTTAATATACACAACTTTATTATAATCATATTTGTTACCATGAATAGCTCTAGCTTTTTTTAAAAATTTTTTTAAATTAGATCTACGGTCTAATGACATTTTATCAAAATTACATTTAGAACAGCTGTTACCTTTTAAATGTGATTCCGGTATTTGATTAAACTCACCATGTATAGGGCATATAATAGTTACCTTTTTACGAATGCCTGTATAAATAACTTTGCTGTAGTCGTATTTATCACCGTGGATAAGTCTTGCTTTTCTAATGAATTCTTCTTTTGTTGACATCCTTAACAATCTTCTATTTTCCAATCCACATTTTAGACAACCAGACCCCCATATATGAGCTACAGGTGTTTGTTCAAACTCACCGTGTTTTTTACAAACTATAATTATTTTTTCAGTGGAATTTATATACTCAACTTTACTGTAATCGTATTTATCACCGTGGATAAGTCTTGCCTTAGATATGAATTCGGCATTATTATATTTAAATCTTAATCCTGTTTTTTCAGCACCACAATAAGGACAACCATGATCTTGTAAATGATTATTAGGTGTTTGCTCAAATTCACCATGGATAGGACATATAATAATAAGTTTAGTTGTGCTGTTAACATACTCCACTTTACTGTAGTCGTATTTATAACCATGGATAGCTCTAGCTTTTCTAATGAATTCTTCTTTTGTTAAAGGTACATTTCTATAACATTTAGGGCATCTTTGTCCTTTTAAATGATTATGTGGTGTTTGCTCAAAGTCCCCGTGAATAGGACATATAATAGTTACATTAGTTTTACTATTGACGTAATTTACTTTATCATAGAGATAGTTGTTTTTATGTACTTTAAAAGCTTTTTCTATAAATTGTTTAATTGTATTTTTAAACATAGTTTGACTTAATATTTAAATTAAAAAAGGACAATGTATGCCATTTAATATTCCCAAACTATGTCTAGATATTATAGGCACTAACCAAGATAATAAAATAGTAGATGAACCCCATACACTATCTAATAAACCAACAAGAAGCATAGCTTCAAGCTATGGTCCATTCTTTGCTGCATCACTCATTGTTAAAGATGGTGCTACGGTTTTACAAAGAGGTATGGATTATCAGATAGTAGAACTTCACCAAGAAGCTACACTAAAGTATGCTAAGGAAATTTCTTCTGTTATATTGATCATTAATCCTCAGGTTAGTGGTACAGTCAGTATAACATATCAAGCTTTAGGTGGTCACTATTGTTATGATGATACATCTATTGCTAATATGTACCAGTCTGTTATTAACGACAACAGACCAGTAGACTGGTCTAATGTTTTTAATAAACCAGATGAGTATCCACCAACTATACATAGACATTTGCTTGAAGATGTTTATGGTTTTGAGCCAGTTGTAGATTATCTAGAACGTATTAGAAGAGCTCTTACTTTAGGTCAAACTAGTGTTGTTGTTGCAATTGTTAATAGCTTACTAAGTAAGTGGAGAATTAGAGAATTACCTAAATGTCTACCTAATAGTAAAATAGTACAATATGATGCTATGCTTTACTTTTTAAGTAGAAGAAAAATCCTTAACAACATTTGGGTTGATACTGTAGATGACTATTGGATTAAAGGCAATAGCCATGAAATTCAAGTTGATACTTCTGGCTATCCAGTAGGTACAACACTATACTGGGAATTCTGGAGACCAGAAGGTAATATTGGTTTATTTAGTCATATCAATGAGCCATTTAAAACTAATGGTGGAATTAAGAACATTTCTATATATGTCCCATGCGAGACAAATGTTGTTATAGAACCTTTATACATAGGTATAAAAGAGAACTTAGACGACATTGACTATAAGGCAGTAACTTACCTTATAGAGATAAGAGAGAACGTCTCCACAAATACTAACTATAGTCAGTTGATGTTTAACAATCAAGATGAACATGATGACTCACTATTCTTCGGAGATTATTCTTCTGACGATGAACTCAGACTGTGGTATACTCTAAACTACTACTAAACCTAAATACCCCAACTAGTAGATTTAATCTACTAGTTGGGAAAATTGTTTGAATTTTAACCAAAAGGACTTTACTACCATGAAACTTTACCACGACACTCCTAATTCTCCTATTTCTTTTACATTAGAACAATACCATTATCTTATTAATTCTTCATCAGTTATATCAGAAGAATCACTATCAGATTACTTCTACAAACTAAAAGATATTTTCTCTACAGCTTTTAAAGCTTTAACTGTTAAAGATACTGATAAACTAGTCAGAGACGTAGAATCTAATAAGTTTGAAGTTCTTCATAAAGTTAAAGGTATTAAGTTCATTGATGCTAAAGCTTACATGACTTCTAAACCAGAAAACTTTAAAGGTAAATACGTAGACTATTCTTTAGACTTAATCAACTCTTCTAACATCATATTAGCTGACACTGAGTCTACTCTTAATAATCTAAAAATGGCAGTAGCTTCTTTCATTAATGAATATTCAGAAGATAAAGTTTTTACACTGTATGGTGCTACTTATTTCTCTAAATCTTCTAAACTTATAGAAGAACATCGCAAAGATATTTCTAAGTATTTCCCTTACGATAATGGTTCAACTAAAGCTTATATCTCTGACATTTTAAAAACTTTCAATGACTTAGATTCTATCTATAAGAACATTGACGTCTTAGGTACTACTCTAAACTTGACTAAGATTAATTTTATTGCTAAACTTACAACAGATACATCAGAACTTATTGATTCCTTAATTGATCAAAATACTAAAACTAATGTACTAGCAAGAAACAGTGAAGTTAAAAAAGAACTTATTAACGCTATTCATACCACAGCGCGTGAAGTAGAGTTCCTGAGCTATCTCTACGCTAATGCCATTATGTTTTATGGAACGTTTAAAAGCCTCACAGACGATTTAAGTAAGATGCCTAGCTAACGATATCAATCACTCTTTTTAAATCGCTACAAGGGCATTTAAAGCCCTTGTAGCGATACTGTGGTCTGTCTTTTCACCACAGCACTAAATACTATTGAAAGAATATACACCACTGCCCTTTTACAGGCAGTGGTGTATTTCTATTTTAAGAATTAGATTCTAGACATAACATAGAGATATAGATCTGCTACTTCTTTACGCAGAGCATCGATTTGTTCGTTAACAAATGTGATTGTAGCTGCATCAATGAGACCCATATCAGCAACAGTGTTAGGATTAGTACCAAGAGTTACACGACCCTTAGGATCAACAGTTACACGAGTGTAAGCACCAGCAACAACACCAGTATCATTTAGAGTTGCAACCAGATCAACACCAGCGCCACCGTTGAAATTAACTGCAGGAGCAGTCATATCACCAGAGACACTAAAGTTACGACCAGTAGCTAAGGTAGTAGCAGTATCAGCATTACCAGCTAAAGCAGCAGTGATAACGTTAGCAGAGAAATTACCGCTTGTATCACGTGCAACAATTGCGCTAGCAGTGTTAGCAGAAGTAGCATTTGAAGTAACAGTGATGTTACCTGTTGCTGCGCCGTTACCATTAGCGACAGTGATACCTACACCACTTGTAACGATTTCCTTAGTGGACATGTTATTGGCGTTGTCACGAACGACAATACCAAACGTGGATACACCAGACAAGCTAGTGAGATTAGCGTTAAGTAGCTGACCGTCAGCAATACCATAACCAGCAAGAGTGGTTGGGTTACTACCAGCAGTTGCGCGACCATAAGAGTCAACAGCAAGCTTAGTGTAAGTACCAGCGACAACACCTGTAGTTGCTAGATCAATAGCGTCAGAATTAACGACGATACGAGTAGAAGAAACAGTAGTAACTGCAAGAGTATTACCAGTTAAAGTCATACCATCGCCAGCGATGATGTTACCTTGACCAGAGAACTGATTAATATAGATAGGATCTGTACCAATAGCAAAAGTCATTGGAACGTCTACACCCATTACCCAACCTGTTCCCTTGAGTGTGGAACCGTCGTAGACATAGAAGTAGCTACCAGGAACTTCTGAAGATTCATCAATGGTAGAGACACGCTTAAGAATGAAAGGTGTTCCAGCATTACCAACTTGTTGAACGACATAGTCACCGTTCTCAGCTTTATTAGTTTGGTCTTTCAGTAGAACGCGATCACCTACGTTAGCAAGCATACCGTCAACTGATAGAGAACCATTGTTAGTGCCTGTCAGTGTAGAGTTAACACCAGATACACCGTTAAAATAAGTACCAGTATAGTTCACTGTAGAAGCTAAGCGTACTTGTGGTTTAGTAACCAAACCTTGTGCTACTGCGTCAACATACTGTTTAGTTGTTGGATGCATAGCTTGCAGAGGATCTGCGTGCAGAACCAAATAACCGGTCATAGTGTCACCGGCTTTAGATACCTTCAATGAATCCTGAACGTCGACATAGTTCTTTGTTGTTGGATCAGTGTTCAAAATACCAACAGTGCCTTGTAAGGTAGTGATTTGACCTTGTAGAACAGTGTCTTTACCATCAAGATAAGTTGTTAGGCTAACAATGCCATCATCAACATAACCCTTAGTAGCGGCATGTAGTGTAGCAGTTGGTGCGGCATTCAGGGTCAAGAACCCAGTCATGATATCACCAGCTTTATCAACCTTCAGAGCCAGACCAGTTGTAGATGCAGAGTTAGCTGCAGTCACACTTGATTCAACAAACTGCTTGGTAGCTGCGCCAAGAGCAACAACTGGATCAGCGTTAAGGATTAGAGCACCAGTCATGGTGTCGCCAGCCTTAGACACTTTCAGTGCGTCTTGAGCTTCAGTAAACTGCTTGGTAGCAGGTTGCATAGCTGCGATAGGATCAGCGCTGAGTGTAACAACACCAGTTAATGTCCCACCAGAGAGATTAAGTTTACTATCAAGTTGCACCTGAACCTCAGATGTAACACCTGCTAGTTGGTTAACTTCAGTAGAAGTAACAGTCACTGCATCAAGGAAAGTATTTTGAGCGACTGTCATGTGAACAGCAGCGTCACTAACGTGATTAAACAAGTTAGTATCTGAATACTGCTTAGTAACAGCACCTAGTAATGCTGTTGGATCAGCATTCAAAATGAGTGCACCAGTCATGGTGTCACCAGTTTTAGCTACTTTTGCGGCATCGTTAGAGTCAACGTAGTACTTAGTTGCAGCGTCTAAATTAGCTACTGGATCACCGCTCAGCACCAAAGTGCCAGTCATTGTTCCACCAGCTAGAGCAACCTTACTGTTAAGCTGAGTTTGAACAGCGGCAGTTGTACCAGCAAGATAATTTGCTTCAATAGAAGAAATAGTGATTCCATCTAGGAACGTATTTTGAGCAGGTGTAACGTGCAGTGAAGCGTCTGCTGCGTGTGTAGACAGATTTGTATCTGAGTATTGCTTAGTCACAGCGTGCATGATAGAAGTAGGATCAGCACTCAGGGTCAAGAACCCAGTCATGGTATCACCAGCTTTATCAACCTTCAGTGCCAAACCAGTTGTAGACGCAGAGTTAGCTGCAGTCACACTTGATTCAACAAACTGTTTAGTAGCAGCACCAAGAGCAACAGTTGGGTCAGCGTTAAGAATCAGAGCACCAGTCATGGTGTCACCGGCTTTAGCGACTTTTAGTGCATCTTGCGCGCTAACTGTTGTAGCCAACGTAGAAATACTGGTATCAACAAACTGCTTAGTAGCTGCGCCAAGAGCAACAACTGGATCAGCGTTAAGAACTAGAGCACCCGTCATGGTGTCACCAGCTTTAGCAACTTTCAGTGCATCTTGTGCATCAATATAAGTCTTTGTAGCAGGATCTGCATTCAAGACAGAAACAGTGTTTTGTAGAGTAGTTACTTGACCTTGTAATACAACGTCAGCAGCATCTACATAACTCTTATTAGCAACGTCTGTACCAACAACTGGTGTATCCGTAACTTTAAGTTTAGCACTAGCTGCAAATGTTACACTAGCTGAAACAGTGCTGTCAATAGTTTTAGAAACACGATCAGCAATATCAGCAATAACAGTAGGAGCAACAGCAATACCTGAGGCTTCTTTAACAAGAGTAGCATCTTTAAGTTGAACTGAAAGTTCAGCTGCATCAGTTGTGTTAGCTGTGACACCATCGAGTGTAAAGAACAGACCAGCAGCGGAGTTAAGGTTAACAGCGATAGGTGCATTAGCACTTGAGCCATCAATCTCTAAACCCTTACCAAGCTTAGCACTTAAGATGCTGCCATCTAGAGAAACACCAGAACCAGGTACTAGGTTAACAGAAGTGTTGGTTGGAACCCAAACAAGTTCATCGGTATAGGTAAATGAAATACCAAAATTATGAGAATCTTGATCAAATACTAAAGTAGTTGATCCAGGAGTTAAAACTGAGTTAGTATAAGTAATAGCACCAGGTGTAGCTGATACAATAGTTACGATCTTATCATTGTGAGCAGTTAAAGTAGCACCGACAACGGTATCAGTGTAAATACCAACACCAAAGCGATCTCCAGCAGCTACAGCACGTGACTGTAAGAATACCCAAGAAGTTCCATCAAAGAACGTAGCATAACCAGCTTTACCAGCCCAAGCACCAGTAGGAGCTGCACCAACAATATACACGTCGTAATTGACAGGAGAAGCTGGTGGTGTAGATAGTGAATCATCAACTAGATTAACATCTGTAACTGGATCTTTCCAGTCTAGACCATTAGCAATAGAATCAACATAAGCTTTGTTGACAACTTCAGTTGAGCTAGCAGGAACTTTATCAACAAAAATTGTTTTACCAGCTGACAGTGATACGTCACCAGTGATAGTGCCACCTACTTTATCAAACTTGGTATCAATTTGAGTTTGTACTGATGATGTAACACCAGCTAGACGATTAACTTCAGCAGAAGTAACAGTCACTGCATCAAGGAAAGTATTTTGACCAGCAGTTAAGTGTAGTGCTTCGTCTGAGGTATGAGCTAATAGGTTAGTATCAACGTAACCTTTAGTTGCGGCACCAAGTGTAGCAACTGGATCAGCGTTAAGAACTAGAGCACCAGTCATGGTGTCGCCAGCTTTAGCTACCTTAAATGCATCTTGTGCTTCAACAAACTGTTTAGTGGCAGCACCAAGAGCGGCAACTGGATCAGCGTTAAGAACCAAAGCACCAGTCATGGTGTCACCAGCCTTATTAACCTTCAGTGCTAGACCAGTTGTAGATGCAGTATTAGCCGCAGTAACACTTGATTCAACAAACTGTTTAGTAGCTGCGCCAAGAGCAACAACTGGATCAGCGTTAAGAACCAGAGCACCAGTCATGGTGTCACCGGCTTTATCAACCTTCAGTGCCAGACCAGTTGTAGATGCAGAGTTAGCTGCAGTCACACTTGATTCAACAAACTGCTTGGTAGCTGCGCCAAGAGCAACGACTGGATCAGCGTTAAGAACCAAAGCACCCGTCATGGTGTCACCAGACTTAGCTACTTTGCTATTAATTTGTGTCTGAATAGCAGAACTAACACCGACAAGATAATTAACTTCTGTTGATGTAGCATTAACCGCATCAAGGAAAGTATTTTGTTCTGATGTCATATGTAGTTCAACATTGCTTGTGTGAGCAAGCAAATTAGAATCAACATACTGTTTGGTAGCTGCGCCAAGAGCTACAGCTGGATCAGCATGAAGCACCAAAGCACCAGTCATGGTGTCGCCAGACTTAGATACTTTCAGAGCATCTCGTGTATCGACATAAGACTTAGTAGCAGCTTCTAAAGCGTTAATTGGATCAGCATTCAGGGTTAAGAACCCAGTCATCAAACCACCAGCTAAACTAAGTTTAGTACCGAATTGTGCTTGAATGTTTGATGTAATACCACTGAGAGAATTAACTTCTGTAGATGTAACTGTAAGAGCGTCTAAAAACGTATCTTGAGCAGGTGTTAAGTGTAAGCTAGAGTTACCAGCGTGTAGTCCATTGTGATAATCAACATAGTTCTTAGTCGCTGCTTCCATTGAGTTAACTGGATCGCGCGACAGTGTGACTGGCATATTGCCGTAAATGTTAAGCTTCATTAGAAACTCCTTTGTAGTGAAAAAAAGAAAAAGAAAACAACCCGAACTGTCATTGTATTTAAAAAACTAATATACTGTTTTCACCATCTACGCAAATGGTTAATATATGTCATAACTTCATTGATCCTTTCGTCAACATAAGTTGTGGTAGCAGGATTTATACTTAAGTTATTAACAGAAGTTTGTAGTGAGTTTACTTGTAACTGTATTGTATTAGCTGCGGAATCTACATACTGTTTAGGTGCAGCCTGCATATCTTGAGTAGGAATACCATTAAGAATTAAAGGACCACCAACCGTATCACCCGCTTTATTAAGTTTTAATGCTAATGAATCAATAACATATTGCAGTGTAGCGTACATCGAGAGACTACTTGCTAGTTGTGCTGGAGATAGTGCAACAGAGTCTACGTAACCTTTAGTGGCAGCTTGATTAATATTAATAGGAGAACCACTAAGAGTTAATGGTCCAGTCATTGTATCACCACTTCTTGATACATAATTAGCAAAATTTAAACCTTGAATAGTAGCTAAAAAGTTTTGAAGTTCAGCTTGTGTCAATGAAGAATTTTGAAGAATTGCGTCTCTAATTTGTCCTAACTTAAAAACAACTTCTTCTTGACCGTAGAATTGATCATAATCATTGTAGTGAGGCGTAGGTGGAAAAGCTGTAGGTAGATTTGTCAGAATATCAAAAATGACTGTTCTAGGGTTATATGCTTTGTCTGCAAGCATCGTTAGTACTTGTAGTCTATCAGCAACTTGGTCACCACCAAGCGTTTGGTAAGTTATTATTAGTATGCCATTGAGATTAAGATTATGTAGCGTTAATCCACCATAAACAGCTTTACCTGTTACACGTGTTCCTGTTACATATGGAAGAGCAAAAGAGAAATCTACATCCTCTGTTAATGGTGTCGTAATGTTATTGATTACAACAGACATTTGAAAGTTATCAACGAAGAACGGGGTAAAGTTTGGTACGATAAAGTAATAGTCTCGATAATGTGATTCTGCTACTGTATGTATTTCATTACTGATAAGATTAGTTGATGCGTTGCCTGATGTATCAAGTGGATAAGTGATAGGAGTTGGCATAGTATATATTCCTTTGTTGCGATTATTCAAAAAATGACAAACAAGCTGCCTTAGGTTATTCCTAGGCAGCTTGTTTGGTTTAGAAGTTTAAGCTTCTGTTTTTTCTTCTTCTTTTAGAACAATAGGTCCTTCAATTACAAATTTTGCAATTACTTTAACGTTGTCTTCTCCTGTGCCTTCATTTTCTTCAGTAGAAACTTTCCCTTCAAGTTCTTCTGACATTAAATCAGGTTCACTTGGCTCGTCTTCTTCAACAGGAACAGTTCCAGCTAGTTCAGACTCTTTCATAGCTTTAAGTTTAGCATGTGGTAGTACCTTACCTAAAACACCAGAAAGATATTTCAAAGAAGTATCTGTTCCTTTATCACAGAAAGAATCAAAGTTAGGTTCTTCACCCTTCTTGATAGCATTTGTAATAACAGTCATAATGTCAATCATTAGACCAGCGTAGTTTGTGCAAAGACGTAGTTCACTAGAGCTCAAGATATGATAAGACAAAAACTTAAAGTCATCTGGGAATTTCTTAATTTCATTAATGACATTAGGATAACTCTTAATTTTTAGCCATGTAGCGTAAGCAATAATAGCTTTAAAGTTAGTGACATACTTACCAAAGGTGCCATTAGCTTCAGCATACATCTTAAGACGACGACCTGTTAATCCACGGAAGTTATCATCCAGATCAGAGCTACGAACCCAATGCCACAAACTCATCACTGAACTAAATTTACCAATGTAAGGATAATGGATGGTACGAAGATAAGCTGGGTCAAATAGCATACCCAAATGAGTTTTACTCTGAATACTGATGTTCAAATGATCATCGCCTTCATCACCAAAGTTATTTGGGTGATTGTAGTATTCATTGGGTTTAATTTGCTTTTTGAGATCTTTAAAGCTAGTTTTTTTGCGAGTGTTATCAGACATGATGAACCTTTAGTTTTGTGTGAAAAAAATGAGTGAAACAAGAGAAAAGAGATATATGGATAATAGTAGTTTATTGTTATCAAGAAATTCTAAAGCTTCCTCCTTAGATTTGAAAGTAAGATCATCTAAACTAGTTCTGCTTAACACATGACTAGAGTTATTAACGGTTCTGTTTTCTACAATTAAGTTTTTGATGTTAGAGAGAAAAGACTCTGGATCACCATATATAGTCATACTGTAAAATTTAACTATATCAAGATAATCTAAACATTCATAAACTAAGTTATTTCTAAAGTCAAACTCGTTATCAATGAGCTTTAATGTTTGAGGTAAGAATAAAACAGATGGCTTAATATCTTTACCTTTAACAAAAGCAGAGAGTTCTGGGAAGTTCTCTGTCTGTTGTTGTAGCAATAGTAAAATACTGTTGTCACTCAATAACTGTGTTGATTGAATTGTTTCACTAGCATATCCCTGTATTGGTTTGTTGCTAAATCTTGAGTTTTCTGGTTGACTATACATGGTTATTTAGCTTTCTTTGGTTTGTCTTCGGACTTAATCCAATAGGGGGTGTAGGCGTCATAATAACATTCTAAAAGATCTAGTGTACTTAAAAAAGGAACTTTGTGTTCATAGTTATTAAAAGTCCAATAGTCTCTTGTTTGAAGAAGTTTATTCCAGCCGTATTGTTTATCTAGTTTTTCATAGAGAAGTTTTAAGTCAGGTACCTCTAACGGGAATGCCTTATAAACCTCTTTAATCTGCGCCAGATCAGCTGTAATCTTAATAGCACGTCGCAGTAGTGGATCACTGTCAATTAAGCTTCTAACGGTCGTTCTACTGAGTTTAACATCAGGATAAAGAATCATGTTATAACTCAGGTTACTACCTTCAATACCGTAACGGTTATTCTCTTTTAAATAGTGGAATTCTGTTAAAGTAGGAAGAACTCCTTGAGACTGAGAAATAATAATTTCCAATGTATTACCACTTGGTCCTGATTTATTACGAAGTTGTTTAATCGTAACTATATTTAAGTCTTGACCATCTTCTTCAATTGCACCACGATTTCTTGGATACTCTGGTCCTTTAGTAGCTTGGTTGTTAAGAGAGTGACTACTCACAGTCTGCCAAACATTATTAGGAAGAAAGAAGAACTTATCTGTGACTCCTTTGATCTTCTCACCAACTCTCATATATTGTAAGTTTTTAGTAGGTGTGCTGTATGGTCCTTGACCAATAGCTAAGTCTTGCCCTACATGAGCTGTGAGTAACATGTAGTGTGCAGCATTATTACACATTCCGGGAAGCTCCATCAGTAGTCTAGTTTTAGCAAGACCAAGCCTCATATGAATAGTGTTACCACCACTCTCACCTAACTGATTCTTATTTTGAATATCCTCAATATCAGAAGTCTCAAATTCAGAAATACTATCGATCTCACCAAAGGTAGGAAAAAGTGTCTTAATGACTTTACCTTCTTTATCCAAAAAAGGAGTATCAAAAGTATAGTCTTTGCGATTCTTTAGTTTTTCATTTTTAATGAATTCCTTTAGAATCTTATACCATTCATTTCCAATATGGTGTGTCTTATCAGTTACAGACCAGGCTCCTATTTGAAATAAGTCTTTATCTTTAAACGCTTCAAACTGGTGAGCAAAATCAAGAAGACGCTCTAACTGAATATTCATTTCAGTATCATACGTATTCATATATGGCATGATACCAGAACTTGCTACTTTACTTGCAGCTGAGAGCATCATGTAGTGTGAGATAGTACTCTTAAAAGTATTACCCTTACCAGCAATAGCTGTAAGTAATCCTAAGCCACCATTCATTATGTTTTCGCCGTATCTTCCTTTAACATATTTCCCAGTAGGAATGTCAAACAAACAACCAACGTTGTAATAAAATTTGTATGGATCAACTTCTGTAAAAGCTGGTTTATTCTTAAAAAGCATTTGCATATTTTTCCTTTAGTGGATACTGATTTCACAGTATCCAGATTGTATTTAAAAATAGATTAGCACGCACAACTGCAGCATTTAGCTACAGTAAGATTACCAGTAATGTGTACATCTCCGTCAAGAATAATATTCGGTGCTACAACTTTTACAAGTGTGTTAGCTGTAATAGTCCAAGTGTCATTAAAGCTAGTCAATATGATACTATTATTTCTCTTATCTTTAATGGTTAGTCTTCCAACTTTAGTTTCAATGATTACATCATATTCAGTAAATTCTCCATCATTATCACTTGTATGAAGTTTAACTGTTTTATTCCTTGTATCTACTTCAGTCCAATAACTAGTTGTTTTATCAAAAGCAACTAGACCCTTTGGAATATCACAATAAGCATAAAGAACAGTTTCTAACCTACGGATTTCTGGCTCTCTAAAAATAGTAGTCCAATAATATTCGTCAACATCTCCGTATTTGAATAGAATAATAGTCTCATTTTTAACAACATCAGGAGCAGTCATTCTGTTGCTATGAGCAAAAGGAATCCATTTAGCTCTTAAATAATCACTAGCCTTGATTTCGGTTTTAAAATTCTTACCATCTGGCTGTGGTAGAGTTCCTTCAAATGTTCTTTTATTATCTTTAATAAGCTTACTGTTTTGGATGTTAATAACTTCTAGAGGTGATACAACAACCCAATCAGTTCCTGGTGGTTTTGTCTCCACTACAATACCTAAAGAATACAATCTAAGTTCTGTTTTTTCACTGATCATGACTATTCTCCAATTTAACTAAATATTCAAACGCCGTATACAACTCATTTAGATCCGATATTAAAAAGTTACTAACGGTATTTGTTTTAAGGTAATCTATTACTCTACTTATATTGTTAGTAATATCAAGGTTACTGTCTTTAAAATAACTATGTATATTAACAGCAATAAGATCAGCTTTAAAGTTTTTATTGGTTAGATTGTTAAGAAGAGATGTAATACTATCTGTATAAGTGTTAAGTACATATAGTTTATTAACTGGATTGATGAATAGCTTTTCTATATCCTTATAGTATAGAAGCATGTATAGTTTATCAATAATAAGACTATTGAGTATCTGAGTCTCTGTTGTTGGTTTTAACTTTATTAAGTTTTTTAGAAAGTGTAACATATGTTGAGAGACGTATATAGTTTTGTTCTAAAGAATGAACTGTTTTATTAATTTTGTTTTAAGGGTGGATGATCATGCATATTGTTGAATTAAACTTATGTGATTTGTTATTGGATGAGATGAAGAAATTAGAGTTTAGTCCTATTTGTATTGAATATATTAAACATAGTCAAATTTTTATAGATGCTTATAGTAAAGAGACGGTTATGCAAAGAAGTTTGTTGTCAGTTTTGCTGTATAAAACTATGATGTATAGCAATGTGACTGTTCCTAAAGAGATTAGGTTAGCATTGAATATGTCTAATGATAACATTGGGTGGCTAGATGATATTAAGTTAGTGATTTTGCCATACTTAAGAGCAAATGAAGAGGTGTTTTTTCCAATTGTTTAATATATGTATATACTTAAACTACCTACAGAGTTTAAGCTCTGTAGGTAGTTAGTTTAATTAGTATTTGATGTAGCTGTAGGAGTTTGAGTAGAGGGCGTCATCTACTGTGGTGTCAGGCAGATCAAACACATTACTTGGAGTTGGTGTGTATGAGCCATCATAGTAGGGTGAGTAGTCATTTAGACCACCAGTGATAGGTGCGTTATAGGTCACAGAGGAGTAGGCGTTACTGATAACACCACCTAATAGATGAACCTTGTTAGCGGTTACTATAGCTTGTGAGTCATAGATGGTTGCAGGTAGCGATGACTGTGTAGTCCAAGCACCAAGAGTACCATCGGCGTTAATAGGAGCCGTGTAGACAGCAGAAGATGCCACACCACCCACCTTACCACCAAAGAGATACACTCTCTTCTTAGAGACCATCACTTGAGCGTTAGAGATAGCCACAGGAAGAGATGCAGCAGCAGACCATGCACCCAGTGTACCATCAGTGTTAATAAAAGCAGTATGTACAGCAGCTGAAGGGTTACCACTGATGATACCACCAGCTACATAGACACGGTTACTTGTCACCACCAGAGCAGCAGCAGAAGTAGCCACAGGAAGTGATGTAGCAGTAGACCAAGCAGCCAGAGTACCATCACTGTTAACAGTAGCAGCATACACCGCTGAGGTATCAACTCCACCTAAAGTGTAGAGCTTGTTAGTAGTAAGAACAGCTTGCTCTTGAGCTATAGCACTAGGCAAGTCGCCTACGATGTTAGCGATGCCACCATCGATGTTAAAGTTCAGTGAACATGAACCACCAGAGGCCACTGAGTAAGTAGCGTTAACACTGCTGGTACCAGGCAATGCTGCTGTCTGTGTAGACTGAGCAGCCTCTCCACCGTAGCCACCAGCAAAGGTATAAGTCTGACCATTCATAGTAAGAGTGGTTGCAGCACCTGTGGTATAAGTGTTATAAGCAGCCACGTAAGCCTGACCAGCGTTATACACAGGTAGACCGCTAGGGTAACTTGCGTTACCAGTAGGAGCTATATAAGGCTTGCCAGCGTTATAAACAGGTAATCCACTAGGATAGCTTGCATTACCTTGTTGAGGTATATTTATAGCTGCAACATTGTAGCTAGCAGTAACTGCTGATGAATTAACGTATGTAGGACTAACCTTAGTAGTTAAAGTAATATACTTTGTTGTCGTTGTGGCTGGACCATTAACACCACCAGGGAAAGTATATGTAGTTCCAAGCATCGTAAGTGTGGAATTTGCACCAGTTTTTTCTATAGTTGGTACGTTAAAAACTCCCCAATTAAAAACATAAACTCCAGTATTATTAGTTAATAAAAACACTGAGGCGGCCATAGACGTAGCCTTTAAATTACTAACTGGTAAATCAGAAACACCCTGATAACCATACTCAAGTGTCCATATGTGTTTTTTATTATAGGTGTATGCTATCCAAGACGTAACAGTAGCATGACTAGAAGATAAACCAATGTAAACATTTCCGGCTGGGTAAGTGTATATTAAATCACCTTGATCATTATAAAGTTTACCATCAGAGGTTAATCTGTAATGACCAGAACCATTAGGACCAGGAGTGACCGCCACATAGTTACTATTAGCTATTTTAGGCATATATACACTATAGGTACCATATAAATAAATGTTGCCTGTATTAGTTAATGCCGCTGGGGAACCACCCGACGATCCTATTTGTACATAAGTATGCCCGGCTGGAAAATTAAAAGCAAAATTACCATCACTGCCATAAACTTTACCATTAGAAGCTAAAAAACTACCAGTTGTTGCTGACACAATACTAACAGGAGCAACACCGTCTTCTCCTTTCATACTTACAGTTAATGTTGTAGCTCTACCACTTGGATTTAAGTTAGATAAAGTACCTGATCCTGTATTTATACTTCCTGATACAGCTGCGTAATAAACACCTTCCACATAGACCGGCAGTCCACTAGGATAGCTTGCGTTACCAGTAGGAGCTATATAAGCTTGACCTGCGTTATACACTGGCAGTCCACTAGGATAGCTTGCGTTACCAGTAGGAGCTACATAAGGAACTTCTGGATGGTAGGTTGTTGTACCAGTGCCACCTTTACCAGTGATAGCTACACTGATAACACCAGAAGGTATCGTCATGGTACCACTACCACTTAAGGCACTAGTTTGCAACTGTTTGGTGTTAGCCCATGCACCTAGTGTGCCATCAGAGTTAACAGCGGCTGTAAGCACGGATGCTAGCTTAACACCAGAGGCGTCATAGCCACCCAATAGAAATACACGGTTCTTGGTCACAACAGCACGACTACCAGAGACAGCTAATGGCAGCGCACTAGACGTACTCCATGCACCTAAAGTACTATCTGAGTTAATAGGCGCTGTATACACAGCAGAGGATGTGGCTCCAGCAGCAGTTTTACCACCGATTAAATACACACGGTTCTTAGTCACAACAGCGTGTGAGCTTGCCAGTGTCACTGGTAGAGCCACACCTGTCCCCCATCCCACAATATCAGCACTTTGAGTCTGATTGATGTAATACTGTTCTTGCCAAGGTGTGCCGTTATTAGGACTTAAGTAATCCGTGAAGGTGTCACTGAGCACACTGTAAAGAGCCATGTAAGTAGACTTACTGACAGTGGCACCATTACACTTTAGAAAACCAGCTGGAGTGGCACTATAAGGTTTACGGATGATGTCACCTACCACAAGACCAGTGGTAGCTCCAACAGCCATATCCACGTAACTCTTAGTAGCTATATGCATAGGCTCATAAGGGTTAGCGTTCACCGTTAAGAAACCACTCATTACACCACCACTAACAGCAACAGCATCACCCACCCCATAACCACTCAAAGTTGTAGGTTTACCACTACTGATCTTACTCCAATCTAGAGATGGAATATCATCTCCTAACAAAGAAGCTGAGCCAGTTACACGACCTTTTTCATTGACATTTATTTTACTATAAGTTCCAGCACCAATACCTGTATTATTTAAATACAACTCACCGCTTTGAGCAACATTACTGACATCACCAGTAAATACTGGCAATCTTCCAACAGGAATCATACCTGAAACTAAATTGTTCGCATCAATATGGTTAACAGAATCATCTATGTATTGTTTAGTAGAAGCTTCTAGTGGATTAACTGGATTGTTTGCTAAAATCAAAGACCCTATTACCAAACCAGAGGTTAAATCAAAACCATCCGTAATATCAGGATACCTATTAACATTAATTCTCATACTAAACTCCTTAGATAAAAGTTAAAAACCGAAAAGCTATCAAAGGATAAATGTTTTGCTACATAAAAGGAAATTATTATGCCTAACAGAAAAGCAGCAGAAGCGTTCATACTACAATTTTTTAAAGATTTAGAAACTACAGGATATAACGAATCGCAATGGAAAACTATATTTTCTAATATGTCGGATTCTGATTTTCATAAGTATATGACTAAGATAAGAGATGGTGAGCAGTTTATAGTTTGTTTTAAACCGATCTATAAAGCCACCGGTATATCGGTAGAGAATAATCTTAAAATAGCAACTAAGTATGGACTAGATTTCTTTCAAAAGTTAGTATTCACTAATGATGCTAATATGCCAGATTATAAAACCCCAATCAAATACTTAATTGTAGATCTCCCCTATAGAAGACAATCTCAAAACTTAGTTAAGAAGATTAATATACCTGAGAATAATAAGGTTATTGATGAACTCACATATCAACCTACTGGTCCTAGTAAAGGTGCTAAAATAAGTTTTCCTGAACTTCAAGTTTTAATAGGTATGGGGTTAGAGAACACTATCTCTGAATTGATTCAGTTTAGAGGTGGAGACAGAGGTGGTTTTAATGCTTATAATTCTATGTTTCTTAGATACGGCAGTGCTAACCTTAAAACACTTAACCAATACTCAACTGGAACAGAGTCTACTAAAACTCTAAAGAAATTCCTAGTAGGTATGCATATCAATACAACTTTATGAACACTGACACCGCTCGAATTTACGTAGATATAGATTCTCTTTTAGATATAAGACAAGCTGTTTTAACACACCTTGTTACTCAGAATAAATTAGCAGAATTTCTTAACACTGATGACTATAACTTCAGAGAAATAGATAAATTTTCTATTATAAATATGATTGAGTATTATAAAATAGACAATCAAAGAGACTCTGATCTTATCTCTAGGTCTACTATAACATACATATTAAACGTTCTTAAGTCAAAGATAAGTAACCTTGAAAAAAGAAATAACTTCTATGGTGAGACTAAGAAACCAGAAATTCTTCTCAACATTTATCCATTTATATTATCTACTCAAGAGCAAGAAGACATTCAAAATGCTTTATTTATTAAACTAGAATCTAATTGTATCATTAATATCATTAACAAATCTATAGAAGAAATATCACCTTTTTTTATAAGGAGTAATGGTATTATATCTGCTTTCATTTATAATTTCAGTAAGTGGGGAAATTCTCACACTGATTCTTTATCACAAGCACCACTTAAAGACACTTTATTATATTTCCCTTCTGTTTACTACGACACAAGAAAGAAAGACCAGTTAAACATCATCAGTAAGTTAGGTTTTAAAGATATATTTTCTTATTTAGAATACTTGTATTCTGCGGTAGCAAGTATTAACTTCCTTCCAACTGTATTTTATAGTAACATAGTTACAGCAAGTGCTATACTTGAAAAGTATAATAGAGAGTTAGTTAAGACACCCTTAGGAGAAGAAAATGGCAATATCAGCACAGAGGTTTAATTATCTTGATAGGGAGACTAATGTAGGTGTAAGAGAGTTTAACAATTTAACAGACAACGTTGTTTATACAGCTGGACAAGATTTAGTAGAATCAGCTCTAGCTTTAGCTAAAGATACTGAAGGTTTGCTAAATACGCTCGAAGGAAAAATGTCTGACATAGAATCTATGATTAACAGCACTTTAGAAGACGCAGGTAGTTTACTAAAAGACGCTCTTAATATAGCTATGGACGCTATTTCAAAAATAGAAATGCCTTCCTTTGTTAAAAAGATATTTAATTCTCTTAAATCTTTAGACTTAAGTGGTGTTAAATCTTTTTTTAAAGAAGCTCTTCAACTAGGTAGTTCATTTCTTTGTCATAATTTAGATTTCTTAAAGAACTTTCTTTTAGGATTTTCTATTGACAAAAACATATTAAGTGGTTTAATTATTGGTCTATCTCTATCATGGATGGATAAATTCTGTAAAGAAGCCACTCAACAAGAATCTAGTAAAGCTAGTAATCGTGAAAAAATAGACATGCAGTTTCCTCAGACTGGTGTTAATGTCACCTCTGATAATGCTTATGATCTTTATACAACCTATAAATCAGACTTTGTTAAATATAGTACTGGCCTAAGTCTTTCTTTACCACAAACTAGTGAAGACTTCTTATCTAGTGTAAAAAGTGGAAACGTGGATTATTCTATAACTAACTTACAAAATTCTGAAATAGATGACGTCACAAGAGATAGCTATTTAGAAGATATAGATACAAGTTTAGAATACACTGATCCTGGATCTTATGAGTTTAATAATTTATTAGAAGCTAAAGGAAAACTATCAACTCTTGCTACAGTTAATCTAGATAGAAGAGAAAACAATCTTCAATATGAACATCTTAAAGATAAACTTGGGTCTTTTAGTAAAAATCTAATTAATGTAGATATTAAACCTTTGTCTATTTATACTGCTAATAAAGCTAATTTTTCTCAAGTGCAGGAAGATTTGTATTCTCAACTTACTGTTTTAAAAAATAATGCTACTAACTCAGAAGAACTTAACATAGCTTCACATGAAACTGGGTCTTTTGATAGGATAGACTTTAGTACAATATTACCTAGCTCTTCTAACGAAGAGGTAACTTATTTAGAAGGGTTACCTAATACCTCTGATAGTCACAGACTATATGACGCTCACCCGACCACTGAAATGTTTATGGAAGATCAAGAAAATGTCCAGTACGCTTAAAGATTATATTTCTAAATTACCATTAACTACTATCAGCAAAGTAAGACTATATCCAAATAAGGTTAGTTTTCCTGTAGTTATTAACTCTAAGAAGTTTTATGAAGATTTCGCTGACAAAATTAACTCTGATGAATTTACAAATGAGAAAGCTTTATATGTTGCTAGTAAGTATGAGATTAAAAAATACTTAAACTCTATAGATCTCCTAAATTCAAGACTTCGATATACATAAGTGTATCCACACAGCAAGACCAAAATCTTGCTGTGTGGATTTTAAAGGGCATTAGCCATTGGGTTAAAGTTATCACATTTAGAAATAAGTTCACCATCACTTACCGGTATGTTAGTAGTTTTAAAAATTGGTGTTTCTCTTTGAGTTGTTGTAGTAACAACGGTTGAACCCATATGTAAGTTAAGTAAAAGTTCTTTAAGAACTTCTTTAGTTGCTTCGTTATTTTTAGCGTTAACGTCTTCTATATGTATTTTAGCTTTACTAAAAATGCTTCTATCAACACTTTCTAGAAGATTAGTTAAAGCAAGAACATCTTTATCTCTAGTTGGTAGATCTCTGTTTGTAACTAGACTATCTATTAATCTCTCTCTTAAACTTATAGTCTTATCTAATAACCTAACGTCATTGTCTGTAAATGTGGAAGCCATTTTAATCTCCTTGTGAACAAGCACTCACACAATTACTCCCTAGAGCTCTGGTGAGCTCTAGGGAGTGTGTATCAACTAAGGACTATTCCTAGTTCTTGTAGTCTAGAACTCATACTGTTATACTTGATATTTAACTCTTCTAACTGTGTAGCTAATGTTTTAAAAACAGTAACCATATTACCTCTAACAGTTTCACGTGTATCGTGTTCTTGTTGAGTTACAAGTTCAATATTACCAATACCAACTTCTTTAATCACTGGTGTAATTCCAGTTCTAGATGTAATAAAATCACTTAAGTCATCAAAATAAGAAGTCAGATCTAACTCCATCGGTAACATATTTAAGTCAATCAGAACTAGTTTATTTATATACTCTTTAGAAGTTATACTGGAAACTGATGCTATATAGTTTAGAGGAACTCTAGCAAATCTCTCAACGCCAGAGTTATCTATAAAAGAAAAAGAAACAATAGGTACATTATCCTTTAGATCTATTTTATAGTCTACTTCACTAATAGCTGCTTTAGCATAAAGAGAAGTAAAGGGATCTTTAAGATCATTTCTGATCATATCCCTCATAGAGATAATACTAATAACTCTAAGTTTAATAGTTAAAGAATCTAGATTATAAGCATTCTTTAGGTAAGTGTTTATTGGTTCCTTGAAAGTGAAGTAAGCGGTCATTCCAACTGACGGCACTGATATAGTAATTTGCATTTATTTTTCCTTTAAAATGTTAAAAAGTATTTTTTCGATTGTATTATCATTCATTTGCTTATAATTAAATTCAACTAATTTTATTTTAAGTTCTTTAGCTAATTCTCTTTTAAACATATCTCTTTCCCTCTGTACTGATAAACTATCATCACCACCAAAAAACTTTATAGATTCATAATGTTGTCTACCATGAAACTCTATCAGCAAGTTGTAATCTGGTAAGTAAAAATCATACCTAAATTTATAAATTTGATCTGGTATAGTGTATTCTCTTTTATAAATGATATTAAATTTATCTAATATGGATGTTATATATTTTTCACCTTTAGAGTCACTACACCTAGCGCAACCGTGATTATACATATGATCATTAGCCGTTTGCCAAAATTCACCATGTATAGGACAAATAATACAGACTTTAGTTTGTGAATTTACATATACTGATTTACTGTAATCATATTTGTCACCATGTATAGCTTTAGCTCTAGATATAAATTTTTCTGTATTTAATAGTCTATAAAACCTTTGCTTTTCGTTTCTACATTTAACACAACCTTGACCATTTAAATGGTTAGATGCGGTCTGTTCAAACTCACCATGGATAGGGCATATAATAATAACTTTATTAAGGGCTCCAGTGTATACCACTTTACTGTAGTCGTACCTGTTTCCATGAACTTTTCTTGCTTTTTCTATAAAAATATTTAAGTTATGTTTAAATAAAATACTTAATTTTTCATAAATACACACCTTACAACCTTGACCATTTAAATGATGATTAGGTTTTTGTTCAAACTCACCATGGATAGGACAGATGATAATGACTTTAGTAGCGTTGTTAATATACACCACTTTACTGTAATCATATCTATCGCCATGTATAGCTCTAGCTTTTTTTATGAACTCTTCTTTGGTTAGTAATTTCATTTTTATTATTTAGATTAATACTAGGAGCAGGTACTGTAATAGTTGGCATTTATTTTTCCTTAAACTAATTTGTAGTACTCGTATTTAGGTAATAGGTAGTACTGATGTTGATTAGAAAATATAGACAGATAAGTTACACCGTTTCTCTCTATAACATTAAAGATATAGCTTTGATTTTGCATAAGTTTATTGAAAAGTTCAGAAGAACTGTCACTGTTACATATCTGAATCATATTATCAATAAGCGTAATAAAATTCTGAGACCTTGTAGACATCCTAGCAAAATCAGGATGAATAGATGTCACAGTAATCATATCTCCGTAATAGTTTTTAAAGTCTTTAAGTTCTGGCTCAGTATAATAACCGTTAACAATATACAGCAATATATTGTTATAATCATAAGGTACAGAATAAGTATTTTCAACTAAATAGTTATTTTTATCAAATACAGGAATAAACTTATTAATGTTAAAAGGTTCACTGTAAGCTAACTGAATTTGACTGTTAATGCTACTTTGTCCTACCTGTGAAGGTATTGCGATCTTACTCCACTGCGGGACAATAAAGAACTCATTGATGTTAAGTATAGTTGGAAATAACAATTCAATAGTTGGACCATCTAAACCAAGAGTATATACAAGATAGTTATATAGTTCTAATTTTAAAACATAATCATAATTGCCTTGTTTACCATAAATGTTAAAAGCAAAGTAACAGTTTTTCCTGATAGTTGTGTTAGGTACTCTATAAGGAATATTTAAAACCTTAGTGAAAGTTGTTGGGTACTGATTTTTATTTAGCTCTATGCTGTTATTAAAATCCACAAAACTAAAATTATCAAGAGCACTAATGAAAGAAGAAGGGTTATTAACAATACTAGTAAAATTACTAAACGGAAGAACTATGCTTATTTCATAGTGAGGGTAAAATGTTTTAAAATTACCATCAGACATCCATAAACTAACTATAACATCTCTAACAATAAATGTAATAAAGTCATATCCTCTAACACTGTTATAATCAATCGTTGAGTTATAATTTAAATTAGTTACAGGAGAATCTGGGTTAGCTAGATTAAACTCATTAATAAAGCTAATTATAAGTTGTTGCTTTATCGTAACTAGTGTAGAAGATAAAAAGGAAGAGAAATGGGTAGCTACTTTAATAACACTATCAACTTCTGGTTGTGTTAAAGAAGTTGAGTTAATTAGCTTGTAAACATATAAAGAATATTTACTATCATCAGTATAATAATACTGCTGTTTACTTTTACTATACGTGAGTGATATGTCTGACAACTCGTATAAAGGTGAAACAACACCTGTGTCGTTATTTACAAAATCATCTCTTGTGATAAATGCCTTAATCTCTTTTGCCATAATAACCTCTTTAGTTTAAAACCGTCTATTCAAAAAATCTAACCAAAAAAGAAAAACAACTCCAAAGGGTTTAATCCTTGGAGTTGTTTTTCTTATTATTTTTTACAATTTAAAGATACTTAGCATGTAACTATCTGTGATATTGCTATAGCTTATATTAAAATATAAGGGTGAGTAATCTTCTATATTTGGTAAGGTTTTACTTAACGTAAACTTGCCAGGTATATTAAAGAATCTCAACTCTTTTAAGTTCTCATTTATGTCTAGTATTTTGTTAACATATCCGTTAGTGATTACTGTGATATACTGAATATCCGTAATAAGTTTTTGTGTCTTTATTCCATCTTTGAACTTCTTATACTGATAATATAATTCATTCATAAGCGCAGGAAATATAACTGGTTCTATATTTTTTTCCCTTATATGTGTATATATGTTGTCTTTTAAAGTTTTAAAGTCTATATCGTAGTTTTCTTTGATTAAGCTTAATGAGTAGTTGTATGCCAGTAAGTGATTAACAAAGCATTTTTTAAGACACTCATCTAACTCTTTATCTGCTACTATTTCACCGTAGTAGATATTTTCCTTCATTTTAGTCTTGACCATCATCGTTATAACTCGTGAAGAGGTTGATGTCTTCAGTCACAGTTATCTCCTTGTCAGCAGCCGTTGTAATAGTGACAGATAGTTTCACATGTTTGATGTTAATTACCTTTAGGAACCTAAAGAATATTTTAATACTCATTCTAGGTTTACTTATAGCGTTAAAGATATTAACTCTTGCAAAATGTGTCTGTGAGTTAACGACACCATTTGCGTTGCTTATTACAAACTTATCTATCAGTAATTTGAGTTTATAGGAGTCTATCTTGGCAGCTATAAGTATTTTAGTCTTAAGTCTAACAAGAACTCCTTCTGGTGTATTAGATACTTCGCTCATCTCATGCTCCTTTGCCTTAAAAAGGCGGTTATGGTGGTTTAAACTAGTAGTCTAAATGACATATAGCTTATCTTTTACAATCTCTAAGTATACAACAAAATACTCATAAGTTTAATAGGCACAAGAACTCCTACTTAAGCCATAAATAAATACAACTTATCTTGAACTATTTCAAAGTACAATGCAAAATACTCAGAAGAGCTATCTGCACTTTCTTCTTCTTTAAGCAAGAAATGTAAAACGTTACACTCTATACTGTCAAAGAGAATCTCTACAGCAGTAAAGACATCGTCCATGTTATCATAGACTTCTTCTTGACCCATACATAAATGAAGTCTCTCATACAAATCATCATAGAAATAACCATTAAACTTACTTAAAGACTCTGTAGTTGTCTTATTAAACAATACATCATAGTAAGAACCTATCAAGATATGCTCTTGTAAGTAATTAGGTTTACCTCTACAAACTTTATCAATACAATCTATATTTTTACCAATATCAATCATTTCTGATAAATTTAAGTCTTTAAGACAAGTATAAGAGTTAGCGTAAATACTAAACAAACTATATATAAAATTAATGTGACTATAGTCTCCTCTAAGGATAAGACTATTGAGTATATTTTTAATTTTATCAGTAACACAGATACTATCTATGATATCTTTGATACTTGCGTTACTGATACTTATTATTTTTAGTTTCATGTAAACTACCTTGTGAAAAGCATAATAGGCCTGTTACCAGGGGCTAATTCAAATCTACATGTCTTAATGTTCAAAGAGATGCAGTGCGTGTAGAACATGTCCACTAACTTGATCAAGATATCGTTAAACTTGTCACTGTTACTACAATAGATTCTGTCAACGTAGTAACTCAACTTCTTTACAAAGATATTTTCTATAGACATGTAGTCAACGTTCATCTCATCTATACTAAATACCTCTCGAATAACTTCATTAATGTAATGTGGAAAGATGTACAAGTTCTTACTGTACTGTTTACTTTGTATCAAATTAATAATTCCATTTAGATTATTATACCCGACATACCTATAAACATCGTTTAATATAATCTTATCGATTGTGTACATTAGTTTAATACCAAGCTTAGAGTATAACTCATCAGTACACACTGCATTAATGTACCTCTCCTCTATTAAGTCACTTACTAGTAACTGCATAAAGCTTAAGTAGTTATCGTTGATGTACTCACGACTGAGCTCTTTCATTAAGATATTATTTTCTTCTTTAGGTAAGTATAATACATTTAGCATCGTATATCCTTTTCTAAAACTTCACAGCTAAGAATTAACATATCTTTCTTATAGTTTTGTTGAACACATTAATATACCCATTATCGTCTATAGTAAGACTAAATAAGTTAAACTTCTTAGCATCATACTTCATATCTATAAATTCATCTATATATATGTTTAAATCAAGAAAGATATATGTATGAGTATCTAAAGCAATCTCCTGAAGTAACTCAGGTAAAGCACACTTCTTATTAATAAGATATGACAAGTACTGCTGATAAATACTATCTTCTACAATCACATTTTCTAATATATCACCCTTAGTCATGTTGTACAAACACAAGTTTACAACTAAGCACTTATAGAAAATATCCTTATACTTAAAGTAGTTATTGTTAATCTCTCTTTTAAGGTTGTTTACATTAACCTTTAAAACATGAGTTCGCACTACGACTCTCCTTTTTTAAACGAACAAGACTTGTGTGTTAGATTGATTAAACAAGTCTGTAGCTATAGCTATTTCTTGAGACCATTTCCTGTTAAACTCACCTTGCATACAAGAGTGATCAACATAGACTTCTTTTATACCCACTTGAATGATCTTAGCAGCACACCTAGCACATGGGTGATGTGTCACATAGATCTTACATCCATTCAAATCTCTGTTAGCAAAGAGTAGACTATTTTCTTCAGCATGAATAACTCGACTAAGTCTATCTTCTCTATCAGAGCTATATGTATCTACTACACCACTAGGCAGTCCATTAAACCCAACAGAGATAACTCTGTTTTTCTGATCAGTGATAACAGAGCCAACTTTACTACCAGGGTACTTACTCCACAACCCAACCATAGTAGCCATTTCAATAAACCTTTTATTCCACTTAGACATAGCTCTCTCCTTTGAAAATAAACAGAGTGTACACAGTTACTATATATGTAGTTAACATACATTCAGAAGTAACTCTTAAACGCACTAGAACACTCTTAGAACGATTTAAAGTACTTCTTCCATACCATCTACTCATTTATTAAAATAAGTTGTTGTAGCGTGTTTTACTCAGTTGTCAACTTCTCTCTATTATATAGCTCTGACTAAAAAAGAAAAAGAGCACAAAGCTCTTTTTCCATCACTTCTACACCTAAGCGTAGAAGTGATGATCCCCAAAGTTGACATCCTCCCCGGCCTTCAGGCCGGGGAGGATGTCAATCATCTATACTCCTAATTAACAAACACTACCCACAATCGTTATGCTTGTGAAAAAAGCAGTGTATATATACAATAGATATATATGTAGCCCAGATTAATTCCAACACTATCATTTTCTCTTTTTTACTAACACTTGGATAGTATGAAACAACCCACAAATAAGGATACCATCATGCAATCCAGTAAAGTGCTCTACAGCGAACAAGATAACGTTGATCTCAATAACACCATCAGTGACTTTCAACCTCAAGTCATCAATGTCAATAACAATGACCTCTACGAGAGTATTAAACGAGTTTTTAATGAAGGTCAATCCGTTAAACGAGAAGAGAAGTATTTCACACCTTTCTCTTCTAAGTATATCTATAACATCGATAACACTATCTTCTCACCTAATACACTTGTGATGCTCTCAGGTAAAAGGTTTGACGAGAAGTATTTAAAGCAGTTAGAGTCGATTATCTTCACTGATAAAGAAGAGTTAAACACTGATCAGTTATTTTCCTTAGTGTATCTCTTTAGTTTTATTAATAAGAAACAGTATCCTATTAAGATCACTAGCAGTAAGTTTATTAGGATGCTTCCTAATGTTGTTAACGGTTTGAACTTTTTCTTCAATAAGAATTATTCAGTGGTCTATTCAATTTATACAATGTTTACGTCAATTAAGGATACAGAAAAAGAAGCAGCTGAAGCTAATGCTAAAGAACTTACAAAAAAAGACATTGAGTATAAAATGGCTGTAGATGCTTTAAGCAAATATCCACTACCAACTACTAGCTATTATCTAGAGGAAGAATGATGTCCAGATTAATTAATACAGAAAAACCTATAGTAGAATTCTTGTGCACAGAAGTTGGATTAAATTGCGAAGAAGATACTTTAGATTATATATCAAAAAATCCAGATGTTATCTTCTTAGACTTCTATGAGTTCTTGAAAACTCAGTCTCCTAAATCTATATTTTCAGCTAAGGTTTTAGAAAACACTTCTTTAGAGTATAGGGATATTGGTGTGAAGTATATTGAACTTGTCAGAGTTGTTAATGAATACTACAAACATATATATCAAACAGCTACAACCCCTAGTAACTGGGGTAAGAAAATAGTGTGTAACTATAGCATAGCAAACACTTTAACCCTAGGTGTTTTTGTTAAATTAGCATGTAACCAAAACACAAACTTTAATCCTTTTAATTATAAAAACTTCAAAAAAGTAAACTTAGAAGCCGGTGATATAATTAATAAGTTTTTAGAGCTAACGCACACTAGATTGATTGTTTCTAACTATTGTGAAAGCTTTAGTCAATATGTTTTAAAAAGAAACTTTCTTGGTAAACCTACTATCAAGAGTCCTTTTGAAGAAATACTTTTAGCTAATAGTCTTCTTGGCACAGCTGGTTTCATTGTAAAAAGAGAAGGTCTAATTCAAAACAACAGTATTTTGTATTGTTTTTTCGATGAGATCTCGGTAATTTAGAAAGAAGGTTTTTGTGTCTAATAATAACAATGTAAATCATGCAGTTTATTATTGTGATGGTTCTTGTAGACCTAATCCAGGTTACTCTGGTTCAGGAGTTTTCGGTTATATTTATAAAGAAGTTAAGAAGTCTAGAAGTTTTAAGCACCCCTTTCACGCAACTCTCTTCTTTACTGAAGAAGGTATACTACCAACAAGGGGTCAAGTAGAATTAGAAGTAACACATATTGTAGAGATTATTAAGTGTATTAATAACCCTACTAGCACCAATAACGAAGCAGAATTAGTAGCAACTCTAGAGGCTATTAAACACGCTTCAACTTTACCAGATCTTAAATCTATCACAATCTACACCGATAGTAATTATATCGTATCAGCTTACAATGAAAATATAGACAAATGGAAACTCAATAATTGGCAAAGGATAGATAACAAACCAATAGTTCATATTAAAGAGTGGATGCTCATAGACGACTACAATAGAGTACTAAGTGAGTCTGGTATTGATCTTAAAATTATCTGGGTTAAGGGTCATAGTGACTCTTACTGTAACAACATCTCTGACACCTATTCAGTTATAGCATCTAATGCATCAAGAATTCAGTTTGAAGAAAAAACAGAACCTTTTTGTGAGACTGTGCTGAATCAGTGTATCACCTTTGATGAGTTTAAGAAGTCTTTTGCTGACAAAGACTTTATTTATTTCTTTAGAGACTTGTATTTCAGTTCTGGTGATATAGACGATACAAACTACTGTTTCCTTACTAACTCAGAGAACCCTCTTATGATCGGTAAGAAAAACACAGAGTCTATCTTTGTAGCCAACACTGGATATGTTCCTTCACTTATATCTTCTGTTAAAAAACTGTATAGAAACATACCTAGAAACTATGTTACAACTTGTTGTATAAAACTCTCTAAATTAGATAACAAAGATTTCTTTAGGCTTACTAACTATATAGATATTAAGTATCTTGTTGTTAAGTCTAAATCTAGTCACTCTAATACGTATAGCATTGTTAATGATACTACACCTTTTATCTTAGAAAATAGAGCAGACTTTCCTTTTATTGTGAACGCAAGTAGTCTATTTAATAGGATGGCTGAGATTGAGTCAGACTTAACAGAGTTTAATAATAATTTATATGTGTATGACATTACAGATAAACTAATTAAAGACAATAAGTTTATACTTAGCAATAAAGATAAAAATTTAGATTTTAGCACAGTAGTAGAAAAAGATATTCGTTTTAAGCAAAAACTCATTGTCACTATTGGATATGATATACCAAGCTTTCTTGCTATGAAAAATATTGAGAAAGAAATTGACAAGATATTAATGATTGTAGAGACTAAACCTGATAGCAACTTTTGTACAGTTTATTTTAACTTTGTTACCACCACAAGAAACATTTACACAGTAAATATAGAAAACAAGTATCTTCGACTAACGTACTAGTCACAACAGCACTTTGTAAAATAAATATACTGAGGTGCTCTTCTTTAACTCTTCCTAAAGGAATTTAACATGTCTATTTTGAATCCAATCGTCTCCAAGTTCAGCTTAACTGCTGGTGCTCCGCAAGAGGTTTATTTCTGCCCAGCAGGTAAAACTCATGCCATTCTTGATCTTACCTTTTTTAAGGATAATAGCAATGGTGACTCTCTGATCGCTGTAGCTTTATCCTCAGAAGCTAACCCAGCTAATTTGACTAGTGTTGATTATTTCATTGACGATATTCAGCTTATTGGTATTGTTAATTCAGCTGAGCTTAATAAAGTTGTGGTTGGTGTCGGTGAGCGTCTGTACGTTATGGTTATGTCTGGTCCAGATGTTGTTGCTCGTGTATCTGGTGTTGAGGAAAACAATCCTAAGGTTCTAAAAGCTGGTCGTCTTGCTGCTTTGAATATTCCTGGTACGTCTCAGATCCAAGTTTATTCTAACGCTATCCCTAATACAGCTTATATCTCTGCATCTATTACTATTTTCAACAACTCTACAACTCTACCCGCAGCTGTACAAGGTTGGATTGGTTCTAACGCAGTGCCAACAGCAAACGATAAAATCATGAATGTATCTATTCCTGCTAACGATACTACTATTATTGAAAACGTGTTGATGGCTCCTAATGAGAAAATTTTCATTCAGTCAGACACCGTTAACACAGAATGCTTTATTAATGGAACTTGTGTTGGTGTTTGAAAATATGATTAATTCTAAGGTATTACCCTAATACTTTAATAGAATATCCACCCTATCGCTTAATTGTGATAGGGTGGATTCTTTTTTTTTTTTAATAGATATCAAATGTTTTAGATAAGGAATTCCCTTAAAAGTCAAGGACCTAATATGTTTGAAGATCTAGAACTAGATAACTCTTTTAAAGTTGACAGTGTAACTAAACCAGAACCAACACAAAGTAACAGTTTTAAACCCAATAACGGCGATGATTACAATAAGAAATTTTTTAAACCTAAGGAAGATGTTGTACAAGATCCTTATGTACCTGTAGCTATTTTCTGTGATAGGGATTTTCCTGATGAAGTAAAAACAAGTCTATTTAATATAGCTAGTAAACTGTTAGCTAAAAAGATCACTATAAGAGTTAATGGTGATGATAAAGACTTTGTTGATAAACTAAAAGGTTTATCTGATACACATCTAGAACTCTATATTCCCTGGAAGAATTTTAACGACATTGAATCTAAGTTTTATTTTAATAGTTTAACTAGTAAGCATATAGCTGAATTACACTTTTCTGCTTGGGAAAAAATACCTGATGCAGTTAAAGCATTATTAGCAAGAAACGTTAGATTGATTTTTGGTGAGAAAAATAACAGCGTTGCTCTTTGTGTTATTACTTGGAGTAAAGATGGTGCTAGTCGTGTGCCAGAGATTAGTAAAGAAACTGGTCGAGCTTCTTTTATTATTAAGGTCGCTTCTAGTTACGGATTTCCTGTTGTCAATATTACTAAACAAACTGCTGGTAATATTCTGGAAAAAACCTTTGGTATCTAGTTTTTAGGAGTTTTAAAATGGCGAAAGACAAATACAATCAGTTTAACAAATTTAGCAGTAATAAACAACCTGTGGAACAAGTTACTGATGAACCTCCTTTATATGAGTTGATTCAAGACCCAGACACTGTTGAAGAAGAATCAGTTTCTCAAGAATCAATTCAAGAAGTTATCCCTCAACCGCAACCTGAAAGTAAACCTCAAATGGCACAAGAACAAGCACCCCAAGTTACAGAGCCTTCTTATACAAAAGAAATTCCTGTACAACCTCAAATTAAGAAAACACCAGAGCCTGTTAAATTTCTAGCAGTTCATCGTGTAGAGATGGAACTAAACAACTATCTAGAAGTTATGGGGTTAGGAAAACCTATTACTCCAGAACTTGGTGGAACTTGGCAGTATAGCTTATATCAGACTCTTAAGGGTATTTTTGCTGCTAAAGACCAAGTAACGTTTAACGCAGAGTGGGGTACTTTGTTACACTTCTTTGGTCAAAATCAAGATAATGTGTTTAATGATAAATTCATGTTCAGGTTCCCAGAATACTGGAGTGGAAGTGCTAACGAATTTACACTATTTCGTCGTTTGATTTATGTGGCGATGGAAACTACTAATATTAAAACTCGTAAAAATGATATTAAAAATCTTAACCTAGATAAGGCTACAGAAGGTCTTCCAGAAGAACAAAAAAATAAACTAATTAACTTCTATTCAGCTTAAAAGAGAACACATCCTGAACGCACCAAAACGCGTCAGGATGTGTTCTTAAACTATTCTAAAACTTCTAATATAGTGTTACCTAGATCGTCGTCTATATAGACTTTATTAACTTCAAAGCTTACATTCACTAACTTACCAATTGTCTTGAACTCTTTACTTTTAGCAAAGCCTGCAATACTGTAGCAAATGAATATTCTTTGCGCGATGGGGTAATAAACAACAGCTACAGTTTTACTATGGTTACTAAATACTTGCATTGATTTAGTAAGGTTTGACTTCTTACTATTCTTCTCTGCAATGAATTCAATAACATCATTATCCCAATCTTCTACTGAGAATAATGGTTTTTGCTGATACCAGGCAAAGACATTGAATTTCCTTTTGATCAAAGGGGTAACTTCTTTTTGAATTACAACCATTTTAAAACTCCTTTTGTGAAAAATAAACAAACTCTTACATCTAATATATATGTAACTCAATCCATTTCTAATACTTCTACAATATAGTGAAACACTAAAACAATAGGAATGCGTTATGGCTAAAAGGTTAAACTATAAATATCATTCAGATGGTGAATCGCCCGATCCATCTAATAACTATATATATGTTTTTGGTAGTAATGAAGCTGGACTACACAAACACACTAATTCTATTATTGCTCATAAACAGTTTGGAGCTGAGTTACTTGTTGGTAAAGGATACACTGGTAATAGTTACGCTATAGCGATTAAAGACAAGTTTATTAACACATTAGGTGTGCATCAGATAGCCGCTAACATATCTTCTTTTTGTGAATTTACTCACACTCAACCTAACAGAAAGTTTTGGGTAAGCAATATATGTGATGAATATAAGATGCATAACCCTTGGGATATTGTTCCTATGTTTAGAAAATGTAATAAGAACTGTATATTTCCAAGAGTGTGGAGAAAGTTCTTAAACTAAGGAGTTTGGTATGGCTAAGTATAAATACCACAAAGACATGACACTACCACAAGTTCACAGAGATTATGTCTTTGTTTTCGGCAGTAATATTAGTGGGATACATGGCGCTGGAGCTGCGTTAGTGGCTAAGAAAGTATTTGGTGCTGAGCAATTTGTAGGTGTAGGTAAAACAGGTAACAGTTATGCCATACCCACTAAAGACAAACGTATTAAAGTATTGCCATTAAACACTATAATTAAATATATAGAACAATTTAAAGAATTCACTCATAGTCAACCTAATTTAAAGTTTTGGATTACACGAGTAGGATGTGGTTTGGCAGGATATCACGATACACAAATTGCAAGCCTATTTAAGGGTTGTAATACTAACTGTGTGTTTGCTCAGGAATGGAAACCATATCTAGAAGACTAATTCACACCACACTAGCTTTAAGACTAGTGTGGTGTGGTATTTCTTAAGTTGTTAGATCAGCAACATCGATTTGCATTGCTTCTATCTCTTTACCGTGTGTAAGTTTCAAGAAAGCGTTAAGTAAAACAGAACTCAACTCTGCTGCCATATTAGTAACACCAGAAGGACTCTCTTTATAAACCTCACTTAAGCACTGATAACAGATGCTGTTGCCTTCAGTCGTACAATAAGCTGCACTTCTCATCTCTACGACTTTATCTATGTACTTATTAGCTTGGTCTATACTCTCTATAAGAATCCATTTACCTTGCTCTTTCACATACCTGTTGATAAGCTTAGAAGCAGTAGATTTAAAGATCACTCGCTTAATACCTACTTTAGTATTACAAGGTGTTCTGTTGATAGTTAAATTAGACAAAGACCTTTGTAAGATCTTGTAAGCATAACCAGCTAACTGAGTACTTGCACCACGAGCGTAAGAACCCATACGAAGATCGTTCATGTATTTCACAAAGTCATCAGGATCACTAGAAATACCTTCACTTAAAGAAGGCATAACAGCATTAGTTTTAGTGGAAGGCTCGAATGCTAAAGCTTCACCAAAAATAAGGTAGAGTTTCTTTCTAGCATTTTTTTGTTTCTTGCTGAAGATTTTAGTAGCTGAAGGGTCATCTGCTAAATACGCATCATCTGCGTCTGTGAGCTTCTTAGACATCTCAACGAGTTTAACTGGATCATCAAGTTGACCCTCATACTCTTTGAGTAAATCTTTCTTAAGTTTATCTATTCCTGGGGGAGGTGTAATAACTTTAGGAGTAGAAGCTATATTAACGATATCAGCTAGATTAGTAACAAAATAAAGTCTATCTATACATTCGATCATCTCTGGTACCAAGATATCTCCTGGCTTAGCTTCTTCTTCGTTTTTAACTCTGCTCGCTAGTATACCTTCTAATAACTTAACACTAATAGGTGTATTAATATAGTCTAATTTTGTTTTTAGACTAGGGTAAATTACTAAAGCGTTGAGTATTAAATTACCTAGCTTGGTAGTAATCTTAGATTTAATGGAAGGCAGCCATGAACTATCAACTTCTATTAAGTCTTGAAAAGTAAATAAAGGTGTATCTTTCTTATAATCAGAAATAGGAATAAGTGTAACTGATCCATCTTCAGCTAGATCAGTGTAAAACATACCTTCTGGTTTAACTACAATAGTTAAAGGTGTAGAGTTGTTATTCCATTTATCTTGAGTAGAAGTAAGAGGTATACCTATGGTTGATACATACCAAGACTTATTAGAAATGATATTAGTAGTTGTAATAGACTTCTTTAAGTATTCTAATTTAGTTGCCATGAATATTGTCCTCACGAGTTTGTTGTTTTTGTACTTCTAAATAGATATTAAAGTCATTTAAAAGATCTAACATGATATTATTGATCTTGGTCACATTAATCAATGAAGAAGTAAAGTAACTATTAGACTGTTTAAATTTAAGAAGAGGAATCTCGTATGCATCTTTAGAGATGATGATAAGACTAAGAACATCTAAAGCTGCTTGAGGTGCGTCTGTTTGAATAAGATTGTCAATGTAAGTAGGAACATCTATATCAATGAGATTAAGGAGTTCTTGTAAAGTCACATTGGTATAGCCTTCTTCAAAGAACTTCAAACCTAAACAGTTGTGCTTATCAATGAAATTAAAGAAGTGTTGGACATGCTTTAAGTGAGGTTTATCAATAGCAGAAATTGTATCGTTGACTTTAAAGTATTCTTTTAATGAGTTAATGAAAGACTCTTCCACTGAATCAATGAGTTCTAAGAGTCTTGGTTTAGACAGAAGTGAGTAGTGCTCTATTAAGTCAACTAAGATACGACGAGGGGTGTCTTGAGCGTTAAGTCTATACGAGAGGTAGGAGTAATCATCTAGATTCTGGATGATGTAGAGAAACTGTGCAAGCTCGTTTAGTTCGTTTAAATCAATATTGATATCAGTAGATAGATTAATGAGATGATCGTCTAGAATGGCCTTTATATCGCGCTCTAGAAGCATTATGAAACGATCACTCTTGTCTTCTGTTGAGAGTGTCACATCTCTTTGAATAAGATCACTGTACTTCGTCTCGTAATCAGGAACGGTAAAGTTTTCTAAGATAGAAAAGGAAGTAAAGACTGTTTCCCTCTTTCCTTCTACAAAAGTGATGTTGATATAATAAGTTGTTAAATCTGTTAAATTAAGCATGTAGGCATCCTTTTTTAGTACTCAAAGCATCTTGGAAAAAAGAAAAAAGAAAAAGGTATTAACCAGTTTCTTTCACATTCCTCTAAATACCTCAATCTTCACTACATCTCTTACACAAAGGTGAAGAATTTGTTGGATTGATTTCGATTTCTGACTCATCATACCAGTTCTTCCTAACGGTATTATTGACATCCTCCCCGGCCTGAAGGCCGGGGATTCCTAAGGTTACCCTTAAGAGTTACCACTTCAAAGAGGTACATGCTACCAGTTGCCTGATAGTAGAGGTAAAGAACTCTCCATGGTCTGAACCTGAGTGTCCTCTCAGGCGTTGTTAGATTAGCCAGCTACAACGGCTACTTCGCCGTGGTGTGACTTCGAGGCTGGCAGTGTAGCGTAGAGCTCCATAGCCTTATTCTCGATGTTAGCAGCTGCGTTTAGGTCTCTGTCGTGTGTGTTGCCACAGAACGGACACTCCCAAGTGCGCTCAGATAGTGAGAGCTTCCTCTCAAGCTGCTTACCTGTTAAGGAACAAATGTGGCTGCTTGGGTAGAAGGTGCTCATATAGATGAGGGTAGCATGTTGGGATTCCACCACCTTGTACTGAAGCTTTTGGAAGAACGAAGACCAGGCTGCGTCTTGTATAGCTTTACTGAGCTTGCGGTTACGTATCATGTTGGCAACAGCTAGGGCTTCTACACCGATGACGTGGCTATTGTTAACCAGTGTACGAGTTGCCTTGTGTTGCCAGTCATGACGGGCGTTGGTGACCTTTTGGTGTAGCTTAGCTACTTTGATTCTGGCTTTAGTGCGGTTCTTACTTCCTTTGGTTTTCCTTGAGAGGGATTGTTGGTGACGCTTAAGGGATTTAAGGTGGTTTTGAAGCCACCTGGGGTTCTCTAGTTTGTCACCTGTAGACAGAGTTGCATAGGTTTTGATGCCTAGGTCGATACCTACGTTGGTCTCACCGGCAGTCTTTTGAAGAGTGTACTCACAGGTGAAGGAGACGTAGTATTCCCCTGATGGTGTCTTGGAGATAGCTAGTGATGTAGGGTAGCTTGGCAACTCTCTGGACCAGATGACTTTAAGGGGAGTATCTAGCTTAGCGATATAGAGCTCTTTACCCTTAAGACGAAAGCCATTTCCCATCAGGTTAAACGACTGGCGCTCTACTTTCTTCTTGAAGGTTGGCTTAGAGAAACGGCCTTTACGCACACTCTTGAGTGACTTGAAGTAGCGGTCATAGGCACCACCTAAGTGTATAAGAGTTTGCTGTAGAGCCACAGCTGATGTTTCTTGGAGCCAAGCAGTCTCTGGGTTATTACGGTGTATGGCTACCCTACAAGAGAGTGCGTTAGAAGAGAGGTTAGGTTCTTTGATGGTATCAGTGATTGTGCCATTTTCTTTGGCAAAAACGTAGGCTTGATGTTCCCTTTGGGTGTCTGCCAGGACTTTGTTATAGAGGAAGCGACAAGCACCGAAGGTTTTAGCTAAGAAGTGCTTTTGCTCGTCTGTAGGATAGATGCGGTATTTGTAACCCTTAACGAAGGGCTTTTTAGGAGACTGTTCCATGTTGTAACCCTTTCATTAAGTTGTGTTGTTAATGAGACTTTATGTAACCATAGTATTTACGTTTCATCCCCGGCCTGAAGACCGGGGCCTTCACTAACCTTTAGGTAACATTTCAATCTCCTATTAACAAACACTGCTTACTATCAACCGATAGCAAGAACAAACAGTATCCGTTTACAATTAGTATATATGTAACCATAAAAAATTTCAATGTCAAATTTAGGAAACCTGTAAGTTTATAGAATAAGCTGCGTCTTTGAACATGTAGTCATCTATCATAACGTTTCTTCTATTCCAAGGAGAGATGTCTTTATTAAAGGCTGAACGAGCAAACATACCCTTCATATTTGTAACCATAGAAACATTCCACTTAGATAAATCTCTATTAAAAAGACTACCATAGAACATATACATCATGTTAGTGACTCGGCAAACATTCCAATTCGATATATCCCTATTAAATTCACTACAAACAAACATAGCTGACATATCTCTAACCTTAGAGACATTCCATTCAGAGATGTCTCCATTGAACTTAGACTTTTTAAAAAGATAAGACATATCTGTTATAACGCTAACATCAAGATGGTTTAGGTTAGCATATATGTCAGATGCGGCTATAATGTCGCTTAACTCTTTCTTGTTCTTTACCAAGTATCTCATTTAGTTAATCCCTTTCTATTATACTCAAGGAATTTCTAGATTAACTACACCACTAGAGGAACTAAGCCCTCTAGTGGTGTAGTTTAAATTATCAAATTTTTAGTACACTAATTTGTTGTAGCATGTAATCAGTGATATACCTTATTGTACTATATAACGCAGCCTCCAAAGGCTCCGTCTTGTCGTCCATAGCCATGATCTCTTTCATTTCTCTCAGTAAAAACCATGCGTTGCTAAACCTAAAGCGATACTTAGATACTAGTTCTAAGCAGATGTCATCCAGACAATCAATCTCAGAGAGTTGTAACTCATCAATATACTTATTTGCTAACGCTAATGTCTCTTCAGTATAACGAGAAGAAGTGTTAAAAACTTCTTTTTCTTCATCAGTACAGTCAGCAATAGAGACTTCAAACTGTTGACGCAAAATCTGTTTAAAGATATCGAGCTTACTTCTATTCAAAGTAATCAAATACAAGCTTCTGGTGTTTCTCCACTTATCAAGATAGTCACTAGCTTTAGCAACAATCTGATCAACTGTAACGTCGTTCTTATTATCACTAGAGATACAACCAAATACTGCATCAATCGTTACACCTTTTTCAGCTAAAACAGCAAAGCTCTCTTCATAGATCGTAATATCTAACGAGTCATTGTTAAAGTAAGAGAACATCACATTAGAGTCAGTGGTCAAGAGTCTACCATTTCTGATATCTTTACCATAAGCTTCAACAGCAACACTTAACTTATTACCAAAGTAGTCTCTGTTACCTGAGGATTTACCCTTCAGAGCAATAGAAGAATACCCTAAATTAATAGCACCTTCTCCAATAACAACTTCACCTTTTTCAGTCAAGTTCCTAAAGAAGAGATAATTCACTAAAGAGTAATCAAGGAGTTTATTAGTAGCTAGACTATACTCAGCAACATTAGTCGTGATATAAGACAAAGCTTGATCTCTACCAACTGTGTTAAACCAATCTACGATAGATTTATCTTGAGACTCATCACCAGTTAAAATGTACTTAAGTAAATCAAACTCTGGATTATTGAGAGTTTCTAAGCTTAAAGCTTCACAATAGAAATTACCAGAAGAATTAGCATAAGAAGAGATCTCGCTTGTAATGAGTTCAGACTTAAAAACATCACTGAGTTTAAAATAAGAGATCTTAAAGAAGTCTTCTGGTTCTCTATATTTATAGTTAGTCAGTGTGGTCTCTAAAGACTCTTTGAGTTTAACAACTTCCTTATTAACAACATTCCTAGTAAAACTTAAATGTTTAGAAGTAAGTTCAGCTAAGTCTTCAATATAGTTGTCCATGATGGTATCATGGGTTGACTGACTGTAAGTCTTAACTGATTTAGAGGAAACTACACTACCAGTGCTAGCATTAACAATACCTGGCTCAATATACTCTTCCTTATCAGGATTGCTGAACATATTGTTCTTGACAGAGTTAGTGAGCTCTAATAAAAGTGTTGATTGTTTAGGAACAAGTGATAAACTTCTATCAGTGATGACTTTAGCTAGATTAGTTGCAATAACAACTGATGAATTAGAAAGCATGTCTGTATCTCCTTTAAGTTAATAGTTTTTCTTTGATACGATTAGCAACTAGTCCTGATAGAACAGATCTACTCAAAGACTCTTTACCAATGGTATCAGCGATATCTTTACCAGCGACACGAGTAACAACACTGGTGACTAATTCTACTACGTTAGATAATACAATAGCGTTATCTGAAACTTTATTAACACGAACAACGGATTGTTGCTCTTCGATAGTTAAATCTGACATGAGATCTCCTTTAAACAGTAGGCTAATAATCATAGTATTTTTTACTTACAAACGAATCAACTGATTGAGGAACAGTTAAAAAAGGAAATAATAATGCAAGATATCTTCTTCTATGATAAAGAGAAGTACACAAATCAACTCAACCCTGTTAAAGGTTATTTAGAACAACTTAGTCACTATATCTCTATTAAAAAAGGTATACCGCTAGATCAAGCTGCACCACTAGCAAGAACAGTTCTCAGAGAGCATTTCAAAGACAAGGCTGTCAAGTACTTTGATCGACAAGAAAATGGTGACAGAATCGTAGGAGAATCTACTCTTCTTCAGTATATCATTAACAACATCAAAGCTAAGAACATCCTTGTTCCAACATTCACTTCATATGTTAATACAAGTGTAAAGAAGTCTATCCTCTCAGAGTTCATTTTCGAGAACGTTAAACGTCGAAGTATAGCTAAGAAAACTTCTCACAAAGCTAAAGCTCTAGGAGATATGAATCTCTTCACTGCTAAGAATAATGAACAAAACATGATGAAGATTTATAACAATTCTTTATCAGGAGCTTTTGCACAAGAAGCTTGTATCCTTCATAACCCAACAGCACATAGTACTCTTACTTCTATCACAAGAACAATCACTTCTTTATCTAATGCTAGTAATGAAAAACTCATCGCAGGTAATCGCTACTATCCAAGAGGTATAGATATTTTCAACAATATAGTGTATATCTCCACATACGCTAATATACCTCAAATAAAAGAAACTATAGAGCTATATAACTTATATGTTCCTACAATAGAAGATACTGTTAATGTTCTTCGTTATTCTTCTGATCTCTACTTTGTAGATAAGACTTACTACGATAAACATATTATCCCTTATCTTACTAAACTTTCACCTTACCATTTAGCTGCTATTTGTTACAGTGGAGATTTATATCATTTAAGAAAATTTAACAGTAACTTTGTTAAGAATATTCTTGAAGAGATTATTACACCTATTCTTGTAGAAGACAACAGTGAAGACTTAGTTAGTAAAATCTACAGTATCAACGAGAATGTACTAAGCTTTGTTCATGTTATTCTTTTCTCTTCTATGAAAGGTAAAGGAAAAAACTACGACGAGATGAAGAAGTTAGGTATAGCTGGTAATATCTACCACACAGCTTTACATGTAATAGAGACTTTTAGAAAGTATAAACCTTTCTTTAGTTGTTTTTTTCTCAATGAGATTTTCCCTAATAATAGTTACAGACTCAAAAACATGAGAAGGCGAGTTGTTGTTCTCAGTGATACTGATTCAACTTGTTTTACTTTAGATGAATGGGTTAAGTGGTATAACGGTAGTTTTAGTATTAACGATAAGACTTTAGCTCTTTCAGCTTGTATAGGTTTTATAGGAGCACAGTCTATTATTAATCAATTAGCGATAGTATCTAAGATGATGAATGTAGATAAGAATGACCTAAATACCTTAGCGATGAAAACAGAATGGTTTTGGTTGAGTTTCTTCCCCCTGGAGGTAAGCAAACATTACTTTGCTAGTGCCTCAGTTCAAGAAGGTAATATCTTTAAAGAACCTGAATTGGAAGTAAAAGGTGTTCATATTAAGAACAGTGCTATTACTAAAGCAATTACTCAAAAAGGTAATGAGTTAGTTAAGTATATCTTTAACCGCATTTCTAAGGATGAAAAAGTCAAGTTTAACTATATTCTATCAGAGATGATAGCTGTAGAAAATGCTATTGAACTTAGTGTTTTAAAAGGTGAGAGTTCTTTTCTTAAGAAGTCAAAGATCAAGAACAAAGAGTCTTACGCACAAGATGAGACTAAATCTCCTTACCAAAGACATCAGTTTTGGATAGATGTGTTTTCTCACAAGTATGGAACGATTGTAGAGCCTCCTTATGATGTTGTTAAGTTTCCTACTATCGTAGAGACTCGACCTGCTTTAAAAGAATGGGTAGAGTCTATTGAAGATATAGAGTTTAAAGACAGATTAAGTAACTGGATAGTGGTTAATAATAAGACTTCACTACCTACTGTTTATTTAAATGAACAGTATGTAATAGGTAATGGTATTCCTAAGGAAATTGTTAGTATTATTGATATTAAGAGAATTATACTTGATATTACTTTACAGTATAGGATGATTTTAGAAGGATTAGGTGTAATGCTTCATGAAGATAAACTTATACGTGAGCAGTTTAATATATAATTATTTGGTTGAGATTTGGTTGAGGAATGTCGTTGGATCGCCATTTAAAATAAGAGACTTCTACCATAATAGAAATAGTCTCAGGTTAATCTTTAAAGAAGTTTAATTTTAAAAATACCTTAAGTAGTCAAAAGCTGCTTAAGGTATTCTTTAGTGTGTTAAATTTGTTTATCCTTTGATAGCTTTTCGGTTTTTAACTTTTATCTAAGGAGTTTAGTATGAAGATTAAGTCTTTTAATGACGGTGGATATATCACTGGTGGGTTTACTTCAAGCGGGTTAATGTTAACTGGTCCCCTTTTTGTAACTAATGCCTTTTCTGATCCACTTGAAGTTGTTAATAAACAGTATACTGATGGTAAGATGACATCATTAAATGCTGAGAATCTTAATAGTGGTACTATTGGAGCAGAGAGGCTGCCTTCTTTTTCTGGAGATTTCACTAAAGCAGCTGGTAGCAATGTTATTAGTCTAGTGGCAACTGGTGTATCACCAGGTGCACATAGTAAAGTAACAGTGGATGCAAAAGGTCGTGTAACTGAAGCTTCTGCTTTAGCTCAAACAGATATTCCATTTTTAAATTGGAATAAAATAACAACTAGTAAACCAACAACTTTAAGTGGATATGGTATCAGTGATGGTGTTAATGTTAGTGGTGGAACATTAGTAGGATTTTTAACTTTAAGTGGTGATCCAACTGCAGCTTATCAAGCAGCCACAAAACGCTATGCTGATGAAACTATTCGTGTTAAAGCTGGACTATATACCGGAGACGTTGTCGTAAAACCTACAGCCGTCACTCCAGCTGGTTTTCTAAAGTGTAATGGTGCTTTCTTAAACAAAACTACTTATAATAAACTTTTCTCTGTTATAGGTAATAGTTTTGATGTCGGTAACCCTTCTCCTAGTACACAATTTATGTTACCTGATGCTACATCTAGAGATGCTCACACTAACATGTATCACTATATCAAGACTTAATTTAATCAGAACCACCTACAAGGGATAAGCCTTGTAGGTGGTGTATCTTTTTCACTATTTTCAAAATGCTGTAGACTAACAAAAGAGAATAAAAATGCTTATCACCTATATCAAACTCCAAGGTTACAAACGAATGCCTTTGAGAGAATCAGAAGACTTTGAATATTATTTTACCTCTAAACTTGTGATGATTGTTGGCGTCAATGGTAGTGGCAAGTCTAGTCTAATTAATGAGTTAACACCACTACCAGCTAACAAAGACAATTTCAATAAGAATGGCTATAAAGAGATTCATATACAAAAAGACAATACACTTTATAAACTCATCTCAGACTTTACTAACGGCTCTCACTTCTCTTTTCTAGCTAACGATGTAGAACTCAACGCGTCAGCTAATATATCAACTCAAAGAGATCTTGTCTTTCAACACTTTCTCTTAACTCCTAATATCCACGAGATCTTAATAGGACGTGAAACCTTCACAGGTATGTCACTCCTGTCCAGAAAAAAACTCTTTAACTCTATCACTCATCTCAATATAGATTCTATTTTATCTAATTACAATACACTTAAAGAAGAACTAAAAAACAATGAGTACTCTCTTAAATCTCAACTTCAACTCTATACAGTAGAAGAACAAAGATTA